GCTTTAGATGACGCTGGAGAACTTCTTAGTACAGCAACAGGAAATCAAGACGAAGTAGTGAAAGCCATAAAAAAAGACATTAATGACGGTCTTTACTACAAAAAATTAGACGGCCTAAGTGAAGGTAATTATGCTTTTGAAACTAAAGAAGAACTTCTGAAGCGTCTAAGAGCTGGAATAAGAAACCAAGGTTGGGTGAGAGATGGTGTTAGTCTTATTTCTAAAGCTCACCCTGTTTTATTCTTAGTTGATAAGATTATGATAAAATTAACTCAAAAAGATATGAAGGAACAGGCTGACCTATTAGATGGTAAAGGCTTGAAAGAAGGTCAAACAGCGACAGCGGTTAGAATACAAAAAGGCAGGCATAAAGGTAAGTATGTTGGTGTTGTTATCAAAGAGGGTGATAAGATAATTGAATACAAGGGTCATGCAGTTATGCCTAATCAATTTGATAACAAAGATCCTCTTTATGATTACATTTTAGGAGAAGGATTCAAACCTGGCCCTGATGATGATGATTCTCCTGCTCCTAATGATCCATGTCCAGCGGGTTATGTATTGAGTGGTGGATCTTGTGTACCAATTCAAAGTGTAGGTGAAGATGATGATACAACTGAGGATGATACAACTGAGGATGATACAACTGAAGATGAAACACCTACAGAAACTCTAGACGAGATTATTGCTAGAATTAGACAGCCTTCTAGAGTTCCTACTGAACCTACTGAGACATTCAAGCCAATTACTTTTGCGAACCAAGGTGGAGCAATGGGGGTAGATCCTCTTACAAGTGGAGCTGTAACAGATAGTTTAGCTTCAGCGACACAAAGGTTTTTAAGTAGCTTAACGGGGTAGAGTTATGGACGGTGTAGAAGACTTTTCGCAGTTTCTAACTGACGAAGAGCTTATGAAAGTTGCTCCCATGTTGGAGCGAATTCATAAATTAGACGAAAGAGAAGAGAAACAAAAAGATTTCATGTCTTTTGTTAAGTATGTGTGGCCTGATTTTATTGAGGGGGCGCATCATAAGATTTATGCTGAAAAATTGCAGGCTGTGGCTGATGGTAAGATCAAAAGACTTATAATTAACATGCCTCCTCGTCACACAAAGAGTGAGTTCGCATCATTTTTGTTCCCAACGTGGCTTATGGGACGTGATCCTACTAAAAAAATCATTCAAGCAACTCACACGGCGGAGTTGGCGGTTGGTTTTGGTCGAAAAGTAAAGAATTTGATTGAGAATGAGGACTTTCAGGACATTTTTCCTGACGTTAAGCTTGCTGTTGATGCTAAAGCCTCTGGTCGATGGAGTACAAACGCGGGTGGAGAGTATTATGCGGTTGGTGTTGGGGGTGCGTTAGCTGGTCGTGGTGCTGATTTAGCCATTATTGATGATCCTGTGTCTGAGCAAGACGCATTAAGTGCTACTGCGCTTGATAGTATCTACGAATGGTACACTTCTGGCCCTAGACAGCGTTTACAGCCTGGTGGTTCGATCATAATTGTGATGACTAGGTGGTCTATTAGGGACTTAACGGCAAAAGTTTTGGCTAAACAGAGCGAAAAAGGAGCTGATAAGTGGGATATAGTAGAATTTCCCGCAATTATGCCCTCTGGTAAGTCATTATGGCCTGAATACTGGAAATTAGAGGAGTTAGAGGGGGTAAAAGCGTCTATTCCTGTGGGAAAGTGGAACGCACAGTACATGCAGAACCCCACAGCCGAAGAAGGGGCGATAATCAAGCGAGAATGGTGGCAAAAGTGGGAAAAAGAGGACCCTCCTGAGTGTAATTACATCATTCAGAGCTATGATACGGCCTTTAGTAAGAGCGATAGAGCCGACTATTCTGCGGTTACAACATGGGGAATATTCACTGAACCTAAGACAGATCAAGAGCATATCATGCTTTTAGACGCTGTTAAGGGCCGTTGGGAGTTCCCACAGCTAAAAGAAGAGGCAAATGAACTTTACAAATTGTATGACCCTGATATGGTTCTCATAGAGCAAAAAGGTTCAGGAATGCCTTTAACGCAAGAATTAAGGCGTATGGGTATTCCAGTAACACCATTTACTCCGAGCCGTGGTGCTGATAAGTTTACGAGGATGCACTCCTGCGCTCCTGTATTTGAGAGTGGCATGGTGTGGTGTCCTGAGACTAATTTTGCGGATGAGGTGATGGAAGAATGTGCTTCTTTTCCTAATGGCGAACATGATGACTTGGCAGATAGCATGACACAGGCTATACTCCGTTTTAGACAAGGTGGTTTTATTGTTACCCCAACTGACTATGATGACGAAGATGACAACGAATTTAGAAGCTCAAGAGAGTATTATTAGGAGATAAAAATGGCAAATATGGCAGACAGTATTAGACAAGCTAAAATGATAACGGGTTCAACGGGATCTGGTGCAGGTAAGGCTGTTAGTGACGAAGATGTAGATCGTTTAAGAAAAATGCTGGCTGAACGAAATATGGCTAACACGGAGTCTCAAAATGCCACTACTGACATGGATGCAGAAAAAGCAGGTATGATTAAAAAACTTATGATGATGATGGGTGGCAGCAAAGGTGGAGCGGGCAAAGGCATGATGGGCGGCGGTATGGTTAAGAAATACAAAGGCGGTGGTCCAATTAAGAAGTACAAGGGCGGTGGTTGTGTAATGCCAGGTCGTGGAAAAAGTCGAGCAATGAACAAGTAAAGGATTAGTGGTATGGTAGTTTACAAAGCTAAAAAGTCGGACACTGGCGGTCAGTTTTATCAATCGGACGCTCACAAAAAAAATGTGCTACTGAAAAGTAAAACTGGGGAAAACACTAAATCACAAGCGGCTGTTGAAAAAGCTTTGAGTAAAAAAATGCGTAGCGGCGAAATTTCTCCTGAAGATAATGCCTCTAGATATGTAGATATGTATTTCGACTCAGTTTCAGATGCTATTCACAACCCGCCAAAATCGAAGGGTACTGGTAAAGCCGTTATGAAAGGCCGTGGCGGAAAATTTAAAGGAGTAAACTAATGAAAAAGAAAAAATCAATAAAAACACCTACTGATGGCAATAAGCAAAATGCAGTTACAGGTGTAATGAGTGAGTCTTTTAACAATCTAAAAAAGGCTCCTATGACAGGCGGAACAGGCGCAGGAAACTCTAGAGGCGGTGGAGCTGCACTAAGAGGAACTAAGTTTATTGGCGTTAGATAGCGCAAAGAGGTTGGGGTAGAGTGCAACAGGTGAGTCCTCCCACTAACTGTTGTCTGTTCCCATTTTTGGAGAGAAAAGTGGTATGAGCAATTTCTGCCCCAACACTTTATATATAGGAGATAACAATGGCTGTTGAGAGAGATATGGGAGCAGGTGGTATGCCTGGAATTCTTCCTTTAGATGAAAATCCTGAAGCGATTGTTGAAATAGAAGAAATGCAAATTGGACCTGGAATCCTAGAAATGGAAGATGGTTCTGCTATTGTGGGTGAATTTGAAGAAGAAACTGTTACTATAGACATTCCTTTTGACGGAAACTTAGCAGATACTATGGACTCTTCAGAATTAGGAACAATAGCGTCTGACTTAATAGGTTCTATCGATGATGATTTGTCTTCAAGGAAAGATTGGGAAGACACTTATAAAAAAGGTATAGAGTTTCTTGGCATGAAGGACGAGAAGCGTTCTCAGCCATTTGAAGGCTCCTCTGGCATTGTTCACCCTCTTTTAGCCGAGTCTGTTACTCAATTCCAAGCCCAAGCCTACAGGGAGCTATTACCAGCCCAAGGGCCAGTAAGAGTACAGGTATTTGGCGAAGAGACTGAAGCTCTTATTAAGCAAGCTGAGAGAGTTCAAGAGTACATGAACTATATGATTACATGTAAGATGGAAGAATATGATCCAGAGTTAGATCAAATGTTATTCTACTTACCTATTATTGGTTCTACATTTAAAAAGATTTATTTTAACCCATTAAAAAACAGAGCTGTATCTGACTTTGTTCACGCAGAAGATTTAATTGTTCCATACGGAGTATCAGATATAGCATCTTCTCCTAGAGTTACGCATAGAATTAGCATGAATTCCAATGAAGTTAAAAAGCTTCAATTAGCAGGTTTTTATAGTGACGACATAGATTTACCTTCTTCTGGAATAGACGATTCTGGGGAAGTTCAAGAATCTATTAACAATGTTCAGGGTGTTCATCCAACTAATAGCTCAGATGAGTTAACTTTATATGAAGTACATTTAAACCTAGATTTAGACGGATTTGAAGATATAGATGAAGTGGGTGAGCCTACTGGTTTACAGTTGCCTTATATCGTAACAATTTTAGAGGATACTAGCGAAGTATTATCTATTAGGCGTAACTACGAAGAGCAAGACGCAATGAAGAAACAAAAACATTTCTTTGTTCATTACAAGTTTCTTCCAGGTCTTGGTTTTTATGGGTTGGGGCTAACTCATATGATTGGAGGGTTAGCTCAAGCTTCCACTTCAATTTTAAGACAGCTTATAGATGCAGGAACTTTAGCGAATCTTCCTGCTGGATTTAAGGCTCGTGGCGCTAGAATTAGAAATGATGATGAGCCACTACAGCCTGGAGAATTTAGAGATATAGATGTAGTTAGCGGTGATTTGCGTGGTGCGCTTATGCCATTACCATTTAAAGAGCCTTCAGGTACTTTGTACAACCTTTTAGGTAATCTCGTAGACGCAGGGCGCAGATTTGCGTCTATGGCAGACCTAAAAGTAGGTGAAATGGGGGGTGATACTCCTGTTGGGACTACTATGGCTATTATGGAGCGCGGCACAAAAGTTATGTCTGCTATCCATAAAAGGCTACATTACTCTCAAAAATTAGAGTTTAAGCTATTAGCTCAAGTGTTTGCCAAAAGCGTAGAGCCATATCCCTATATTATTTCAAATGAAGTTGGTCCAGAAGTTAAGGCACAAGACTTTGATGGTAGAGTTGATGTTGTTCCTACTAGCGATCCAAACATATTCTCTATGTCTCAAAGAATTGCATTAGCTCAAACACAGTTGCAGTTAGTTCAATCTAATCCAGAGATACATGGTGGCCCACAAGGTTTATACCAAGCTTATCGTAAAATGTACGAGGCTTTAGGTGTTAGCAATATTGATGCGTTACTGCCTGCACCCCCACAGCCTCAACCTGTTAACGCGGCAAAAGAGAATCAAAACTCTTTATTAGGCGTTCCATTGCAGGCATTTACAGGGCAAGATCATCAAGCACATATTGAGACTCATTTAGCCATTATGTCTACTCCAGCAGTAGAAATGAACCAAAATGCTATTATGACCTTACAGGGGCATGTTCAAGAACACATTGGATTAATGTCTGAAGAGCAAGCACAGCAGCAAATTATGCAAGGAATACCTCCTGAAGTTCAGCAAGATCCACAACAAATGGAAGCTATGATGCAGCAAATACAGCCACAAGTAGATAAGATTGCGGCTCAAATAATAGCAGATACTGTAGAACAGTTATCACAATCTATGGAAACTCCTCCAGAAACTGATCCTCTTGTGGATATTAGGAATAAAGAATTAGATATAAAATCGGCTGATTTACAGCGCAAAGAAAACGAATTTCTTTCTAGGCAAGAATTTGACAAAGAAAAAGAGAATAATGATAATATGATAGATCAACAACGAATTTCTGTTTCTGAAAATGCTTTAAGAGATAAAACAAGAATAGCAGAAGATCGTATCCAAACTCAAAGAGATATAGCATCTCTTAACGCCAGACAGAAAGCAAATTAAAAGGAGATTACAATGGGTTCTGTAAGAGATAAAATGGTTGCACAAATAAGAGCGGCTAAAAAAGGTTTAACGGAAAAAGTTGAAGAAATTATTGAAACTGTAAAAGTTAGAGCAAGGACTGAAGAAGGTCATTTTGTAAAAGACGATCCTAAAACACCAGAAAATGAAGCTTGGGTTGAGAAACCAAAATCAGAAGTTAAAGCTAAATCAAAAGTTAAAAAAACCATTAAAAAGAAATAGATGGTAATTGTACTTGCCTTTCCTTTATCATGGTATATTGTCCTAAAT